TACTACGGCCGTAAGCGTTACCTTAGCGCCTACTGCTACGGAAACGGCCGCCGGCACAACGCCTACGCCTGTAACGTCATGGCCGCCGCTCGCGTTGATCGTGTCGGGCGTCTGTACCTGTGAAAAGAACGTGGAAACGTCAGCCAGGTTATAGCGTGCGTCTACTACGATTCCCTTTACTCCGGAAGCGCTCCAGTTCGCGCCGTCGTAAATGCCCTTTGTAAACTCGTGTTCCGTATAAATGCCGGTAAACTCGATGCTTGTGTTGCTGGTGTCGGTCCCGTCGTTCTCCGTTGTTACGGTCTCTTCAGGGATGTTAAACTGGCCTTTCAAACGGCTTACGTATCTATAGCCGCCGTCGGTGCCCTTTGTGCGATACATGATCGCAAAGTATTTATTCTGGCGCGGGCTGTCTACAAGCATACCGGTCGAAGCGTCAAAGCTTTTTCCGATCAGCTTCGCCAAAGTCTCCAGCGCGGGCGGCGCTAAAGTAAGCGTGATGGTGTCGGCGCTCTCGCTGTTAACGACAATCATAGCTTTATTGTCGTAGTAGTGCGCTTCGCTGCTGCTGTCGGTGCTCTTGCCTACTTCCTGTACGGGGATATGAATCGGCGTTCCGCACTCGTAGCCGTCCGCGTCGTCTTTCGTTACTTCAGCAAAGTAAAAGTTGTCTACTCCGCGAAATTCGAAGATCTGTTCGCTCATGTGTTTTGTTCCTCCTGTTTAAATTTTTGTCGTTCCATGTGGAACGTTTTACAAGTTCTGCGTTTGCAAATACGCTACGGCGAAGCCTCGGCCCGTGTGGGTGATCTCGTCGCTTGCAACGTCGTAAGCCCTTGTGGTTATAATCCAGCCGTTGGCCTTCAATAAGTCGCGGGCCTGCTTTAGTACGCTGTAAGTGTTCGCGGGGCTGTTCGAATAGACGTTCACGTCGAAGCTAACTTCGGCGCTGGCCGTCTGGTTGTCGTATGCGCTGTGCTCGCTGTCGTCGTTATTCCAGAAAGTTATAAACGTGTCCGGGTAAGCCTGGCTTTGTGCAAGTCCTCCCTGCCTTATAACCGGGTATTTCAACGTACTTAAAAGCGTTATTAGCGCGTCTTCCATCTTCTTTAGCCTCCTTCCATCTTCTCGCGTATATAGTCGCTTACAACTGCGCCCATATCGGCCTGCAGCTGTGCCATGTATTTCTTTTGCTTGTATATCTTCTGCAAAGCTTTATCGGGTTTCATGCGCGGCGTTCCGGTTATCAGGAAGCCGCCGGCGCCGGGCTTCGAATAGTCAAAGCCGACGTTGATTTCCGCCGTTGTCCCGTGCCAGGTCGCCTTTGCGCCGGTAACTATGGCTTTTTCGGTGTCCTTTTCCTTGCCCTGGTATTTACCGTGGGCGGGCAAGTATTGCGGCTGTACGGCTTCGCGGGTGTCTTCCTCTACGGTTTGCGCCGCCTGCTCCAGTGCGTCCGTTACTGCGCCTTTTACGTCGCCTTCAAGCTTTTTCAGCTTGTTTATAAGCTCATCCAGGCCGCTGGTATCAAGATTAAGCGTGTTTTTGCTCATGGGTTGCCCTCTATCGCTTTTACTTTGAATTTACAAAACTGGTTCCGCAGCTCTATGTTTTCCGGCGTTCCTATGATCTCGTATACGTCGCCGGAAGTCAGGCGGATTCTACAGTCCGCCTTTATATCCGGTCTATACCAGGTTTCTACGGTCGCCGTGTTTAAAACTGTGTAAACTTCGTTCGTGTTTGTCTCCGTTCCGCCGAAGCTCCGAAAGCTCACATTTATACGTATTCCCTGCGCGGGAAACGTTTTTACCTGCGTGCCTTTTTCGCTCGAATAAGTCGGGATCAGAAGCTCCGCCGGGGTTGTATACGGAAAAGCCGGGGTAAATCCTGCCATTTCCTCACACTCCCTTCAAGGCTGCCTGTGCGGCGCGCATTTTGAAATACTCCGAAAAAGCGCCGTTTCCCGCTCCATAAGTCCACAAATCGGAAACGCCGCGGGCGACAAGGCCGGCCGTGATGTTTTCGGGCTTTACGCCTGCGTCAGTTAAGAATCCGGTAACTTCGGCTATATACTCTTGAATTGTTCCGTCCTGGTATTCTCCGGTAACGCCCAGCGCGCTTTTAACTCTTTCTAACATTGTGGGTTCTGCCATGTCGTCCGCCTCCTTGCGTCGTTTACTTAAAAGCCTACTTTGGCAATGGTTACGGTTCCGCTCGAAAGTGTAGCCGTATACAGTGTAGCGCCGTCTGCGTCTACGTCTGCGCCTGCCGTCTCTACTGCGGTGCCCTGTACATTAAAGCCTTCATAATCGAAAGCCGGGATAAAGTAAGCTACCATTGCGGAAACGCCGCTAGCGAAATCGAAGCTTTTTACCGGTTCGGAAGCGATTACGTTTCCGCTTCCAGAAGAAACGGTAAATACTCCGGGTGCGCCTGCGTTAACTGCAACAACGCTTGTTCCTGCAAGCTTCATAATGTTTCCGTAAAGCGTCAAAAGGTCTACTTTGGTAACGCTTACGATTCTTTTATCGTTAATCATCTTTTTTAGCCTCCTATGTCTTTTTATGCTGCCTTATGTTGTGGGCAGGTCTTTTGCCTTCCACTTGCCGCCGTCAACGGTCAAAACCTGGCCGTTGTTGCTGCTCGTAACTGTCGGAAGCTCTTTTGTGGTTGCTGCCGTGGTTACTGCGGTGGCTGCGGTTGCAATAGCCGCGATAATGTCCGCGTTAGTTGCTTCTGCCGGAAGTGTGGCGGGGTTTCCGCCGAGCGCCGTTAAAACGGCCTTCAGTGCTTGCGCGTTGGTCATCTCGTGCGCCTCCTTCCGTTATCACGTGCCCTTAGCAATAAGGTAAATGCCGGCCGGGTTCAGCACCTTACCGTCTACAACTGTAAGCGCCTTGTCTACCCATTCGTTGGTTTCCTGGTCGAAATACCGAAGCATGGTAAATCCGAAGTTCTCGTTTACCATGTATTCTTCGGGCTGCCAGTAAATACCGATAATGTCGCTAGCGCTTGCTGTGTCGAAGTCGGGCAGGATGTCCGGTTCAACAAGCGAAATGTTGCGGCCAAAGAAACGGCCGTTCGGATTCGCTGCGTCTCCGTCGTTTACTTCCAGTCCGGTGGCCTGGTAAAATACCGGGTTGTTGTTGTCGTCGCTCATGGTCTGCAGGTATGTCTCAACGGTGGAAGCTGCGAAAATAAATTCGCCGCCGCGATATCCCAGCGGAAGCTTTGCGAAAAAGTCAGTCCGCCAGTTCTTCCAGTTGTTCATCTTAGCCGCTGTCATGGTGATAGTGTGGCCAGCCTGTCCGGTTACGCGGGCGTCGTTCAGGATGCCCAGGGGTGCGCCGTCGCCGCTGCCCTTTACGATCGCTTCGTCCATCATCTGCAAATATGCAATTGCGATAATGTTTGTAAGCTCTGCTTCGAAGCTCGAAAGCGTCAAAAGGTTAGCCAGCCATGTGGTAGCGATGCGAAGCTCTGCTTCGTTGTACGCAAATGTGATCGCACCCAAAGCGCCTACTTTCTGGCGCGGGCTTACGGTGGATTCGGATATCCATCTAAAGGTAGCCTGCAGGCTGCCTACGGGGATTTTAACGCCGCCGGGCACGCTGGTCTTTCTTACCTTGCTGTAAAGGTTGCCGTAGCGCTTGCGAACGGTGTTAATTACTTCGTTCATAACGGTTACGGGAATAGCTGCGCCTGTGTCGGCGGTGCTGTTCGCGTTACCTGCGCGAAGCTCTGCGGGGATCTGTACGCCTCTTGTCACATAAGCGCGGAAAGCCTCGCGGTATTCCTTGCTTGCGGTGATCTCTTCGGCGCGCTTCTCGCCGCTCATAGCTGCAACGATTCCGGCGTTCTTAACTTCTGCGTTAGCCGGAACGGCTGCGCGCTCTTCTTCGGTGATCGCGTCAAGCTCTGCCTGTGTCTCTTCGATCTCTGCGTTCAGCTCTTCAAGCTGTCCCTGGATCGCTCTTACTTCGTTAACGTCTTCGGAAGCCGCCGCGCGGGTCTTAAGATCGTTTTTCTTGCTGGTAAGTCTAGCCAGCTTTTTGGTTAAGATGTCTTTTCTCATCTCTTCTTTTCCTCCCTTTCTAGAGAATATTGATTTTTGCTTTCAGAAGCTCTAAAGCTTCCGCGTCTTTGCTGCCCTCCGGCAGGTCGCCCTTCCGCTGCTCTTTTGCTTTCTCCAAAGCCTCGCGGGCGCTCTCCAGCGCTTCCTTGCTCCGGGCGTTTATGCTTGTGGAAGTATAGGCCGGGAATGTTACGGCGCTTACTTCAACAATGCTTTCTATGTCGGTAATGCGGCGCGTGGGGTATTCGGTATCTAGTCCGCTCCATTCCTCGCCGCGAACGGAAAAAGCAAAGCTCATTCCGGAAATATCGCCGCGTGATACTGCGCTATACAGTGCCCGCGCGTCTGCGTTGTTCTCCGTGTCAAGCGTTACTTCAATAAAAAGCCCGCTTTCGTCTCTGCTTAACAGCATCGTGCTGTTTCCGTTGTTTCTCCGTGATCTTGCAAGCGGTATTCTGCTAAAGTCATGGTTTACCAAAAAGCGCACGTCTGTTAAGTCTGTGGCGTCAAGTGCGCGCTTGTCGATCACTTCTTCGAAAAAGCCGCCTATATCGGTTTTGCTTTCAAATACAATGGGCCGGCCGGTGATCCTCGCGCCGCCTTTTGCTTCGTCCTGCTCCGCGCGGATCTCAAACTGGTAAGCCCTTTCTTCCAGTGGTGTGGTTCTCTTCATGGGTTTATATTTCCTCCTTTTCTTCGTCTACTACTTCTACGTTCTCCGTTCCGACCTGGTACGCGCTCGCGTTGTTCGCGTCTATCCAGTTAAGGCTCATATAGCGCTTGCCTTCCAGTTCAGGAAGCGGCCGAAGTCCTAAAGCTACGCGCTTTTCGTTCTCAAACATGGCGCCCGTGGGTGCTAGTATGTTTATCATTTCCAGCGTTTGCGCTACGG